GATAAAGGAAAGGCTGCATTAGCTTCTTTACCTGGATCATACCAAGTATTAACCCATACAATATCAACGTCAAAGTCAGGATTAATTGTTTGTGCACCAAGATAAAATGCATTGATTCCACGAATTACTTCTGGAATTGGAAACGATCCAATGTATCCAGCTTTACCAGTCTTTGACATATGACCAGCAATCACACCTTGGATGTAACGACCTTCATAGAAACGTGAAGAATACACTGATACATTTGGTGCTGTTTTATAACCTGTCGCATGTTCAAAGATGACATCAGGATTATCTTTAGCTACTTGTAGTGTTTGTTGCATATATCCAAATGAGGTTGTAAAAACCATATCAGCACCTTCTGCAATCATGCCACGCATTACGCGAGCAGCATCTGGTCCTTCTGGTACAGACTCTACATAGACAGTTTCAACAGCATCACCAAAATGTGATTCAACTGCTTGACGACCGATATCATGCATATAAGTCCATCCGTGATCCCCAACAGGACCAACGTATACAAATCCTACCTTCAGCGGCTCAGAAAAAGCAAAAGAGATAGATGACAGAAGCATTGCTCCTGCGAGTAATAGTTTTTTCATTAATATTTCTCCTTATGAAATAGCACTCATACGATCACATAATCGTTGGGCGCGGTTTGTGACTTGCTTATACCAAAGTGAAGATTTCATTTCAATTGCTGCTTGCTGATAATCTTCAGCATCTACAGCTGCTTTCATCATCTTAAATTTAGATAAGCGCGGATAACCCATGTTAAACATCATATTAGCTATAATGTGTTGGGCTTCTTCTGGTAGTTCATCAAAATTTGAATAAAGTTTTTTACAATCTTTTAAAACGTCTTCGACATCTTCATTAAACGCTTCAATTACGCGCTCTTCTGTAACTTGATGTCCCATAGGTTGACCAAATTCAGCGTCAGAGGTCTTTACAAAGTGACCGATACCAAATGTTGGATACCCAAGATGATCGTGATAAATTTCATATTTAATACCTTCATCACGTTCAATTTCTTTTCTTAATGTTGCAATATTCATTTACTGCTCCTTTTTAACCAGATACATATGTAGTATCTTTAGGTTGGTACCACACTTTCTGGTGGTAAAATTTAGCCAAGAGATTAGTAATCTCTTTTTGTCTGTTTGTTTGAGACATTCTAAAATGTATTAAAGACATCTCAATTAGTGCTAATTCTTTAGGTGTTAATTCAAAATTTTTGTTATATTTACTAGTCATATCTCTTCTTCTGATGGGCATGATTTTTATACCAATCGATTCTATCTTCTTGTATAGTTTTTCTTAAAGTTTCTTGCTTATCTAATTGTTCTCTATCTAAAAAAGTGTACTCAGCTTTCCAATCATCTCTTTTGATAGGAACAACTTGACATATTGGTGCTCCTGCAGGAATAATATGTTTTTTATCATCAGGCTCTAAGTGAGTATGAATAAAAGGTATATTAACATTATTTTGATAAGTATCACTATCAACTAGACCTACAAGAGGTACGATAGGAATTTCAAGTCTATTTATAGGGGGTAAAAATAGTAATGAGTACTCAGGAGGAGTTTCAATAATCCAAGGACTCATATATTTAAGAATAGTAAACCCTGACATAGGTGAGCCAGGAATTTGTCTCTGAGGGTGAGTTTCAATAGGAGGCCATCTCTCCATCCATTTTTTATGCTTTTCATCAATCCAATCAATTCTAACATCGCCATCAGAACTTCTTTGCCAAATCCTAATATCCATATGATTTAGTATAGTATAACCAACAGACATAGCATCAATAAATGGTACACACTTTTTGACAGTCATATCATCTTCATTATGTGGTGGTATTTTTTTAAACCAATCAGGAATAGTTTTCTTTGCTGAAATAGGAGGCAAGAACATATGATCCGGAAAGTCTTGAACTAAATGGAATTTAAGTATGTGTGTCATGTTCTTAGGTGTTAGTTGGAGTTAAAAAGGAGTCAGGTATATCTGACTTTACAGATCCGCAGTCACAAGTTTCACAAGTACATTCATCGCATTGATCCCAAGCACAATGACAGTTGTGATTACATTTTTTACATATGACTACATCAGCATTCATCGTCTTTTAAGACCTCGTGTAAATTTTTGTGATTTTGGTGGTGATTTCTTAGATCCTTTGGGGCCAGACCAAAGTTCCTTGTTCGCCCAGTACGCAGCCGACATTTTTCCCTTAGCGATGTTTTTGCCATGTCTCGCTTTAAAGCTCTTACGCGCTTCAGGACTGTAATTGTGGCCCATAGAGCTGTCTCCGTAATGGATAAGTTTAATTCTATCGCCGTCTTTAGCGAGGACCATACCTTTCTTTCCAGAACGGTTTGATCTTTTTGGTTTGTTGAAGCCATCGAATGTTGTCCCTCTGTATTGAATTTTTCCACTAGGTGTCCGTTTCACTCCTGGATATTTTGACATTTTTATATCTCTCTTTAATCTCACAGACTATTTGCCACTGACGTAAAGTAAGCTGTGGATGATTTTTTTGATTATTTAATGCACTTACTATAAAAGATTTCTCACTATCAGTCAAAGTCTGATTTTCAAAAAATTCCCTCAATGCTTTATTTATTCTTCTAATAGACATTTAAAAGCTCCTGAATCATTAGAGAAGCTATTTTTTTACTTCCCTGCCTGCTTGGGTGTTTTGTTTGAGGATCTAAATACCCTTTTTTTATAGCGAACATTGTTTTAGCATCACTGTCTTTCCAATTACATTCTCTAGCAGAAGTATCATAATCTTTTGTGACTAATGATAAAAGATCTGAACCATTAAAGATAGCATTTGGAATATTATAAGAATTAAATGTATTATATACTGTTAGACTTATTCCATAAGCAGAACATACCTCTCTAATTGTATTAAATTCTGTTATCAATTGTGATAGTTGAAACTCATCAGGTAAATATTCTTTTTGAAATTTATAAAAATTTATGTCTTGTTTTGAAAGAAATTCAGTCTTGAAGTTTAAAAAATATCTAGTTAATGCAGTAGTTCCCCATAAAACATGAGTAGTATTCTTAGAATAATAATCCCAATTACCGTTCATAAAATTTTTAAAATTATATAACTGTTGCTCATTGGAATGACCACCACAACAGATTGTCTCTACTTTATTAAATTTAAAGTATTTAGATAAAATACTAACATATGAAAAAGACCTATCCCATTCATCATCATAGTTTACTCTATCTGTATCAATCCAGCAGTAGTCACCGTTTGCGTAACTGTCACCACAATTAATTAGTATTTTTTCTTTCATTTGGGTCTTTTTCATTATCATATATAAAAGGATCTAGTTTAGTAAGTTCTTTTTTCTTTTTCTCGAACTCACGATTAAACTTCCACTCTTCATACGCATCAATTAACCATCTAAACATAAGGATTCTCCTTTGGGGTAACACATAGAGTAAATCTGTAGTTATCACTCATATTAATAATTCTATGCTCCACACTAGTTTGAAGTGCGTAGCTTAGTCCTTGGTTGTAGTAGTATTTTCTGTCTTGTTTAAACTCAATAAAACTATCATCACTAAATAAAGATGTTATAAAGGAGTTATTAAATCCTTCTCTTTGCATATCCACATGCCAAGGAATTTGTTGTCGAGGAGCTAAAACTGAGAGATAGATATGATCTATACTTTGTAAGGTATTATATTTTACAATGATACCTATCCAATCCTTAACATAAGGAAAGTGTTTTAACATCGGAGACTCTCTACCTTGTGTTAATAAATCAAAAGATTTCCAGTGTGGAGAATTATCGTATCTTTTATCAAAAAGATGATTACCTAATTTAAAAAACTGCTCTAATCGAGAATAGCTTAATCCACGTCCTTCTAATTTACGTATCGGTAGTTGTTTGCAATTTATCAAACATCTGTCTCCTATTCTTTAACAAAGGTAAAAAAGGAACTGCTGATTTCTCAAAAATAATAGGATCATCACCATCAATAGTCATAATGATAGCAACATCTTGAATACCTGTACCATACATTTCATTATGGGCTACAGCATAAGCACACCCTTGAATATAGTAATCTGTAATTTGTTTATTATTTTTCTTCTTCTTACTAGTCTTAAAGTCAATGATAGTGGGTTTGCCTCGCCAAATACCTACCATATCAGTTCTACCTGCGTACTGATATTTATTAGACCATAAAACTTGTTCCTGCCCCCATACCTCTTCTACTCCTCGTTCTGTTGCTCTAATTAAATCACGACTCATTTGACGAATATCTAAACGCTCGTTCATAATTTCATCCCAAACGTTTTCACCATTAAAATGACGTTCAGCATACTCATGTACTAAAGTTCCACGATCTGTAGCCTCTTTTGATATACGAGCAGCCTCTTCTTCTCCTACTTTTTCTTTCCATTTTAACAACCAAGTTTGATCAGATGTTTTACCTAAAATAGTAGTAATAGAAGGATAAGAGCCGTCGGGTGTATGATAGGTCCTACCAGTGGGTAAAGTGTCCGTATCAACATCAGTAATGTAATCGTATTTCATCTAAATCTTCTTTTTTGTTTACCATAGGTTTGCCCTTGGCATTGAGACTAGTATTAATCAATATAGGGTACCCATACTGTCTGGTAATTTCTAAAACTTTATAAAGATACGGCTGAGACCCGTTAATATATTGTAACCTAGCAGTCATATCATGAGTTTTAAAATTTGATGCTTCTTTTATGTCAGCAACAAATAACATATCAGTAGAAGGACGAATTATATCAAACCATTTATCCGCTTCTTTATCTTGAGCTATAGGAGCATAAGGTCTCCAAGAATCTTTGTCCCTACCTTTTATCTTATTTAGTCTCTCAATAGTATCATCAATAGGAGCACATAGCAAGGTACGATTACCAAGCGCACGAGGACCAAACTCAGCTCGTCCATTAATAACTGGAATAATATCACCTTTGATTATTCTATCCGCCGCTTCTTCTGGAGTTATAGAAGCATGCTCTTCGTATCCTATAAAGGGTCCTTCCCATAAAGGACGTTGAATTAAAGCAGCAGCTCCTAAAGCGGCACCAGCGTCTCCTGCAGCAGGTTGTATTACTATATTATCAAAAGCTGTGTACCTAGCCAAATGAGTATTAGTAACACAGTTTAGAGCACATCCTCCAGCATAAGCTAAATTTGTCATACCCGATTCTCTATACAACCAATCAGCTAGATTAAATACTATATCAGTAAAAACAGATTGTACTGATGCGGCTACATCCCAGTCAAGTGCTCCAAAACCTACGCCTCTTTCTAGATTATGTAGTAAAGTATAATCACCGTCTTTAGAATCTATAATT